GCTGAACGCATCAAGGATTTATTTGACCGTGCCAAGTTTTCTAGCATTATCTTTGATGCTGCCTCAGGGCCAGCAGTTGTAACGCCTGCATCACCTGAGCCATATTTCCAAACGCAGCTAACGGCAACATTTGAAGCCTATTTGGATTAACAGCTATACTTAGAGCAGCCAATCATCGTTTACATCCATGGCAACCGTTCTTTCTGGGACAAGCGGCGCTCTTTATTACAAGCCTGCTGGCACTAGCGTTGAGCTTGCTGCATCCGCTTTTCCTGCTACCGCCTCCAGCATTCAAGTCGGTGCATATTTAGGCTTTAAGGTAAATGACCCTGTAACACTGACCTATCCTGCTGGCGCAACCACAACAAACGCAATTACCGCTGGCGCTAAATTTGTTCAAGCCTACAACGCATCTACTGGTGTGTTGGCATTAAGTGCTACCGCAGGTGGTTCGGCATTAACTGCAACGGCGTTGCCCTCAGCCTTTGGCGGTTTGTTTGCAACCATTGCATACACAGATTTTGCTGCTGTTGGCAATGTTCGTGAATGGTCTTTTGAAATTACTCGTGAAGAAATTGACGTTACTACAATCGGCCAAACCGCAGGACAATACGCTCCTTTCCGCCGTTATATCACTGGCTTTGCTGATGGTGAAGGATCTGCTTCTGTTTATATAACTGATGATGATACAAGTCTTGCTAGCCGTATGGTTGAAGATGTAATCCAAAGCACACAGACAGGTGCAGCACTTAAGCTATATATTGATCGTGTACTTGTTTCAGGTACTCCCGATGCTAGTTTAAGCCGTAGCATCTCATTTAATGCTGTGCTTACATCTGCCAGCATGACTGTAAACCCAGATGATGCTCAAGTTGTTGAGATCGCGTTCCGTCCTGGCGCTACTCCAACATTCGACTTTAGCGAATCCGCTTAATAACAACACTCACCACCATTCAACATGACATCACAATCACCCACTAGAGCACTTGATCGGCTAAAAAAAGCTGCTAATTTAGTGCCTGCAAAGCGTACTGTTGAGTTAACCGATGGGTCTAGCTTTGAATTTTATTGTTCGCCACTTACAATGGCTGAACGTGAACGCGCACAAAAGGATGCTGGCAGTGAAGAGGCAACTGCTTTTGCATTACAGCTTTTAATCCAAAAAGCAAAAGACGAAAATGGCCAGTCACTATTTAAGTCTGGTGAAATTGCTGAACTTAAAAATGAAGTGCGCGATGCTGATTTGCAAACACTTATGTTAGCAGTGATTACTGGCGACAAAAACGTAACAGAGGAAGAAGCAAAAAAATAAAAGCGCATGTCAAGCGTGATTATCCATTGCGCTTAGCCATGCGGATTGCTAGGGATCTTGGCTATACGCTGTCGGAGCTTATGGCTAAGATAACTCGTGAAGAAATGCAATTATGGACAGTGCTTTATGAAGTAGAAGCAGAAGAACAAGAAGCAGCAACGCGAAAGGGCAAACGCAGGTAGACTATGCCTATAGTCAGATTTTAAGGCCGTGTCTGTCGTCGCCAATGTTGCTATCAATATTGACGGCAAGCAAGCGCTGCAACTTTTAAATGCAATTGAATCAGAAGTAAATAAGTTAAACGGGTCATTTAGTGAAATACCTAAAAAAACTGGCGGGATATTTGATAAACTTAAAGGTGCAGCAGGGTCTGTTGTAGGTCAGCTTGCAGCAGTTGCAGGCGCTGCATTTACTGTGCAGCAAGCATTTACAACATTAGCTGATCAATCAAAAGCTGAAGGCGCACTACGCACCCTTGGAGTAAATGCTACTGAAGCTTCAGCAGCGTTTATGAAATTGTCTATTGATTTGCAAGGACAAGCATCTGCTGTTGAATTAACAGCAGCAGCTTATGACGTTGCATCTGCTGGTTTTGTTAAAGTTGCGGACCAAACTAAAATTCTTGAAGCAGCTACTAAAGGCGCTGTAGGAGGCATGAGTGATATTAATACTGTTGGCAATGCCGTTACAAGCGTTCTTAATGCTTATGGCATGGGTGCTGACCAAGCAGGCAAATTAGTAGATGGATTTATACAAACACAAAATGACGGTAAAATTATATTAAATGAATACGCTGCTTTGATTGGTCGATTAGCACCAACTGCGGTTGCTGCTGGAGTTGGGATTGAAGAACTAAACGCAGCAGTTGCAACAATTACAGCTCAAGGCGTTGCTCCAGAATCTGCTGTAAATGGATTAAATCAAGCATTAATTTCAATCTTAAAACCAACAAATGAAGCTTCAGCTTTAGCTCAACAGTTAGGAATTAATTTTAATGAAACAGGTTTAAGAACTAAAGGTTTGAAAGGGATATTGGAAGAAGTTGCGGGTGCAACTAAAGGCAGTGCAACTCAGTTAACAACATTATTTGGATCTGTAGACGCATTAAAAGCAGTGCTGCCATTATTAAGTGGTGATATGAAAAAGTTTGCTGAAAACATTATTAAGCAAAAAGAAGCGGCGGGAGTTGCAGATAAAGCATTTAATGATATGTCAAAAACTATAGGCGGTGCATTAAAAGAAGTTGATACAGCATTTAAGAATTTAATTGTATCATTTGAGCCTATTACGCCTGCGATCATTGCACCATTCAAAGCTTTTGCTACTGCAATTAATTTTGCGACACAGAATTTCAAAGAATTAGCAATGGCAGCATTGTGGATTGGAACTTTTGCAACTGTTATTAATGGTGTTGCTATTGCTCAAAAGCTTTGGACAGCAGCCGTTATTGCGTATGGAATAGCAACAAAAGTTGCCGCAACCGCGCAAGCTTTTCTAATGTCATTGGCTGGACCTGGTGGCATAGCATTAGTTGCAGCCGGAGTTGTTGCTGCAACAGTTGCAACAGTAGCTCTTGGTAATGCAATGACTGAAGCTGGCAACAAATCCAATGATACAAAAGGCAAACAAGTGGCGGATAATAATATTCTTGCTGGGCAGCAAACAACACTTAATGAATTAACCAAAGGGCAAGCAGCAGAATTAGTTAAAATTACGCCTGAAATGCTAAAACAAAAAGAAGCGTTGAAAGGTAACGTAGAACAAGTTAAGCAACAAACTCTACAGATTGAAAGACAGTTCGCAGCACTTGATCGCGGTGCATCAATTACAGCAGCTAGGTATGACGCTGAAAAAGCATTGAATGAGTTGAAAATTCAACAATTAGATCAAGAGTATCAATCTGCTACAACAGCACAACAACGATTAGATATTATCTCAGAAATATTAAAAACAGAATTAGAAGGAGCAAAAATAGAATATCAGCAAAAGCTAGAAAGTATTGAGCTTGAAAAGCAAAAACTATATCTTAAAACAGAACAGGCAAAAATTACACTTAAAGAGATTGAAGCGCAAGGTTTATTAGCACAAGCTACAGGGAAAGATGCAGCGGAAAAAGAACAAAATAGAAAACTAATGGAACAGTCATTAGATAAGCAAAGAGAAGTAATCCACGCAACAGAAGAACTAGGTAAAGCAAATGAAGAAGTTGGCAAATATCAAAAGTTTACAGCCGAAACTCAACTTAAATCTAAAGAATTAACAATACAGCAAAAATTTGAACAAAAAGCAGTTAGCAGCGAAATCGGGTTAACAAGAGAACAGGCCAAGCAATTGTCAGATGGCATTATTAATAACATAAACAATACAGATCAGTTGCAAAGTTCTTGGCAAAATGTAAGGCTTGAAATTGAAGCAGCAGCGCGTGCAGCATCTTTTGCTCGTCAAGGGGCCGCAAATAGTGACAGTAGTAGTGGCGGTGGCGGTGGCCCTAAAGGTGCTGCTAAAGGTGCTTATTGGCAAGGCGGTTTTCAAGCTTTCAAAAAAGGTGGAATGGTAAATAGACCAACACTTGGGTTAATCGGTGAAGGCGGAGAACCTGAATACATTATCCCTGCATCTAAAATGGGTAGTGCTAGCGCCAATTACTTGTCTGGAGCCCGTGGCAGTGCCGTCATTCCCGCTTCTTCTGGTGGTGGCGATGTAAGCGGTTCTAGCCGTAACGGAGCTAGCCCACAAATCAGCATTCAAACTGGGCCTGTGACTCAAATGAACGGCACCAACTACGTAACAACAAAACAGTTAGCAGTTGCCGTGCAAGCAGGTGTTAGCCAAACGCTTGCTATGATTAGCGGCGACATTAACACCCGTGCATCGCTAGGTATTGCATAATGGCAAATTACGACATCATGTGCTTTCTTGAATATTATGCAGACCGCGATAATGTAGTTGACCCTGTGTCTGCATTACGCACTCCCACTAGGCAATGGCAAAACTTCTATCAAGTGCCGCAAGTATTAAGCATTGACGCAGATGTTGGCGGTGTATATGGCTATCTGGCATTTGATATTGATGGCTTTGGTTCTACTGCTGCTGCTAGCCTAAATAATTTATCAGTTAATGCCGCTGCCATTGGTGATATAGTAGATGTAACCGACGCGGCGATTGCTGCTGATAACCTAGTGATTGCATCGCTTTATATCCAAGACCCTGGCGAGGATGCCTTTGATGGTGCTAGCGCACAATTGGTTAGCCGTTATATTGGCAGCATAGAAGGCGCTAGCTTAACTGATGAAAGCATTAGCTGGACAATTAATCCAGCAATTAATAAATTAAAACCGCAGGTGCCAACACGTAAAATAACAGCAAACATGTTGATTAGGGTATTAAGATAATGAATGAAATCCTGCTAGGAATTGGATTAAGCGTTAGCTGCGTAGATGGCTCGGAACATCATAATGTAGTAATGAAAATAATCAATGATAAAACAATTTATTTAACAGAAAACAATGAAAGTTTAATAGCTACTCAACAAGTAGTAAAGATAAACAGCGGTGAATTTGTTGAATCATTAATGGTTATAGGATTAGCAATTGATAAATATAAGGAGGATAATTCATAATGGCAGCCGCATTTGAAATACTTTACGCCAATATATTAAAAGGCGAAGCGCAACGAAATTATGTTGCGTTGTTATATGCTAGAGATAATCCAAAACCACAACCAAAAGCAGAAGTAGGTGCAGTTGCAACTCGCAGTGATGCAACACCAGCTAAAGCAAAAAAACCACAAGCTGATATAGGAAAACAGCAAGTAGTAGCAGCGGCTGGTGATACAGTTGCAATTGTATTTGGCAAACGTGCTAATAGCATTGGCGGCATATGGGTTCAACCGCCATTAGTAAAAACTGCATCGATTAATTTTGTAGGTAGCTTTTTATATGCCGTAAGTCAAGGCAATATGGTTAGCACTCCTGCCAAACATTATTCTTGGGTAGGAACTAAAAATATTAAATTTTTGAGTAATACAGCATCAATTACTTTAACGCATTATTACGCTTCTTCCGCAACAATGGAAGCTGCCAAAAACGTATGCCCAATTGCAAGCGGCAAAATATTTTGTGATTTTGATGCTTATTCTTGCTTAAATACTTTAATTACTGCAAGTGGAGCTACTGACCGTTATTTTGATTATGCAAATTTATACAATAGACTTTCTAGGATTACAAGAGGTGAAGGCGATACCAGCAACGCAACAATATTGTTTCCAAATTCTGGGATGTTGTTTTATGATAATGTTACTGGTGCTGATGTAACAGCAGGCTATTGGAGTTATTACGGCATAAATCCTGCTACAACATCTACCAGAATTAATGGTCGATTTAGCGGTGCTACATTGATTGGCGGTGATACTGTAGGCACAATAAAATCGCAGCCAACAACTGGTTTTAACTCACCATTGCCAACATATTTTACAAGATATGGCGCTACGGGAACAATAACTCAAGTTTATCCTAGCGGTACATTAAACAATCAAACAAATGTTTCTAATCCACCAAGTACAGGCACTTTATATGGAAACCAATTTGAAGACCAATTAAGCCCGTACGCTGACCCAACGGCACCACCAGGCAATATGGATTTTACAACTTTTGCTGATATTACATTTTTAGAAATTGATGGTGATATTTACGATGCGCCAGATTCTGGTTCTTATCCAACTACAACAAGGCAAATATCAATCTTTTATGAAAGCGGCATAACAGTTGATTTGTATAGTGGCGGATTAGTGGGTGGCGTTTATGCAACTGGCGCAAGCAATCAATTTGTTGATTTAGCGATGTATTTATTTACATTAATGAAGCGTGCTGATGGGGCGACTACATCAAGCATTGCATCGCCAATTGATGTGAGCAACTTGCAATCATTAGCAACTTTTTGCTCTACAGTTGGTTTGTTTTTTAATGGCATTATTGAAGAATCAGTTAATACAATTGAGTACATATCAAAGACAGCGCCGTTTTTTTTATTGTCATTTATTTCTAGCAATGGTCGTTATAGCTTGCAACCATTGTTGCCTATCAATGCAAGTAATGGAATTAAGGTAACGGCTTTAACGCCAGCGATTACATTTACGGAAGATGATATTTTGCCTGGTAGTTTTCAAAAGCAATATGATGACGCAGATGAACGCCGTGCTGTTAATGTTTCTTTGATATGGCGTGATGCTGACCCGTTAATTATTGGCATTCAACGTACTATATCAATCCGATATTCAACTACTGCAAGTGATGCACCAGTAGTGCAATTTGATATGACTGATTTTTGCACAACCGCTGCGCACGCTACGATATTTGGTAAATATGAATTGGCACGGCGTAAGTTTTCTACTCATGTGATTGCTTTTGCTACACCATTACTTACAACAAGTTTAATACCAACGCAAATCATAAAAATTGAACGCCAACGCATTAGCAGCAAAGGTGACAACCGCAGTGAAATTGAATGGTATCAAGTGACTAATGTAAAGCATAACAGTGCAGGCGTTACAACAATTCAGGCTGCGCATTTTCCTGTTGATGGCAGTGATATTGCTAAAATTAGTAATGAAGTAGTTAATGGCACATTCCAGGTGGTTGGCTAATGGCTACATTCCCTGCCTTAACGCCAAACGCTAGAGCGCTTAGTTATGGCGACTATCCACAAGGTACATATGAAGCAATCAGCGGTAGTAACGTTCGTTTTAGGTATGGTTCAGACCGAGTGGTGCAACGCTTAAGTCTACAATATCGCTTTATTACAGAAGCCGAAATGCAATTGCTGCTAGACCATTATGAAGGCCAGCAAGGATCATTGATTCCATTTGCGTTATCAGCCAACGTATGGCAAGGTTATACGGTAGTGCCAGTGCCAGCGGTAGATTATGAATGGCGATATGTAAATACGTTTCAAGTTGAAACTACTGCACCGGCTAGATATAATACAACTATTGAACTGGAGACGGTACCAATCTAATGGCTGCTTTTCCATCGTTAGTGCCATCTGTTCGTACCTACACGCCAGGTGGTGTGCCGCGATCATTACAGACTACGTTAGCTGGCGGTGTAACTGGTTTTAGAGGCGGCAATCGACGTGTTCAGCAGACATTAAGTTTAAGTTTTGAACAGCGTACAGAAGCTGACATTACAACGATTCGCACTCATTATGATAATCAATATGGTAGTTTTGATATTTTCTTTTTATCTACTGAAATATGGAGTGGTTATAGTACACCACCAGTGCCATTGCTTAGTGAATATGCGTGGCGTTATACTGGAGCACCAGTATTCACGGATGCAACCTGCAACCGCTGGAATATTGAAGTTGAGCTAGAAACGGTTCCAATTGATATTGGTGATTTAGTATTTGATGCTGGATTAGCGGCAGCATCACCAGCGCGGGATTATATTTTAGATGCTGGCGCTGCATCTGCAAGCCCTGTCCGAACCTACGCCATTCTCTCCCCTGGTGCCACATGACGATCAACCTAACAGCATTACAAAAGCAACGGCGTGATACCGCTGCTAACTGGACAGGAGCTAACCCAACGCTATTAGCTGGCGAGATTGGGATTGAATCGGATACTAACAAGATAAAGATTGGCGATGGTAGTACAGCATGGACATCACTGAGCTATACAACATGGAGTCAAATTAGCGCATATCCAATAGTTAATGCCGATGTTGCATCAGCGGCGGCGATTGCAGGTACAAAAATCTCGCCTAATTTTGGCAGCCAAACAATTATTACAACTGGCAGTGGTTTAATAGGTACAGCAACTGCGTTATCTACAACTTATGCTGGAACTGGCAAATTTCAAGTAGCATCTAATACTTCAACAGTTATCCAAACTTATGCTTTTGATTCGACTGGCGCTGCATACGCACCAGGACTAGAATTAGCACGAGCAAGAGGAACACAAGCAAGTCCTGTTATTGTTAATAATGGCGATTATTTGGGAGAGATTAATTTTTATGGATATAATACTGATTTTAGGCGAGCTGCTTCAATACATGTTGAAGTAAACGGAACACCTGGATCAAGTGGTGACGTAAGCGATATTCCAGGCAAATTAATATTTTCAACTACGCCAGATGGTTCAGCAACGCCATCAGCACGGATGACAATTGATAATACTGGTCTTGTTACGATACCAGGTGATTTAACTGTTAATGGTACTACCACAACAATAAATTCTACAACATTAGTTGTTCAAGATAAAAACATTGAAATGGGTGTTGTCGCAACACCTACTGATGTAACGGCTGATGGTGGTGGTATTACGCTTAAAGGTACTACAGATAAAACAATTAATTGGATAGATGCGACTGATGCTTGGACGTTTAGTGAGCATGTAAATATTGCTAGTGCTAAAGAATATCGAATTGCAGGCACTAAAGTTTTAGATGCCACTAGCCTTGGTAGTGCGGTTGTAAGTAGCAGCCTTACAAGTGTTGGAACAATTGGCACTGGCGTATGGCAAGGGACGGCGATTGCTGATACCTATTTAGGCACTATTAGCACGGCGCTTAAGGTCAGCAACTCAGCCACTACTGCAACCAATGCAAACACGGCATCAGCCATCGTTGCCAGAGATGCGTCAGGTAATTTTACGGCTGGTACCATTACAGCTAATCTAACCGGTACTGCGTCAAATGTTACCACCAATGCGAACCTAACTGGCGATGTTACCAGCGTTGGTAATGCAACAACTATTGCTGCTGGCGTAATAGTCGATGCTGATATAAACGCCAGCGCTGCTATTGTTGACACGAAACTAGCCACCATTGCAACGGCTGGCAAGGTCAGCAACTCAGCCACTACTGCAACCAATGCAAACACTGCGTCAGCAATTGTCGCAAGAGATGCAAGCGGTAATTTCACGGCTGGTACCATTACTGCAACATTGACGGGCAACGCAGCAACGGTTACCACCAATGCAAACTTAACCGGTGATGTAACCAGTGTCGGCAATGCAACCACTATTGCAGCAGGCGTAATTGTTAACGCTGCCATCAATGCTTCGGCTGCTATTGCAGGCACCAAGATCAGCCCAGACTTTGGTGCTCAAAATATAGTTACAACAGGTACGCTTACTGTTGATACAACTACGCTTGTTGTTGACGCAACTAATAACCGAGTAGGCATAGGAACAGCTTCACCTGCGCTTCCTCTTCACGTTGAAGCTACAACAAATGGGCAGCAGACCCTTCTTTTCCTAGCTAATCCAAGCATAGGCGGCACCAACGAGACGGCAGAC